GGATGGAAGGATGAGTACAACATCAATTATTCTGCAGTAATAGACTTGGCTAAATCTAGAACCCACACTATGAGAGTGGGATGGGGACATGCTAAGTCTTATTTGCAGACTGGTAAATTGGACAATGAGCACTTAGCATTAAATGATGCAAGTTTCATGTTTAATGATGATAGCTTAGCGTATATTAATGGCAGGGTTGGAATGCATGTTTTAAATAGGCTGTCATCAGTAGCTGGCTTAGATACATTACCCGCATATATTAACATTTATGTTAACATGTGCGATGATTTTCAAGTAGCAGTGCCAGCTGCAACCACTATTAACACGTGGTCAACAAATTGTGTTAAACAAATTCCTGAAGACAGTCAATTTGAGCTGCAATCAGGTGATATGGAAGAAGTACCAGGCCCTGGTCCTGATGGAGGGGACGTGGTTATGTCCATGAATGAAACTAATATTGATTCACAATTGTGGGAAATGAAGTATAATGTAACTCATATTGGAGAGAGCATTAAATCTATCAGACAAGTACTTAAACGATATTGTAATAGTTCATTCTTGCCATATCAAAGGTTTTTGGAATTATCTGGATCTACAGGTTCAGAAATTATTCCAGGGCAGTTTATTCTGCCAAATTTCCCTCAATATGGGGGATGGTCTACTGTGGATACGGGTATTGCCGTGCCCGAATTGATAATAGTAGACGGAGGTGGTAGGGCTTATATCCCTACCACAGGGCTAAATTTTCTCACTTGGTATGCACCAGCATATTTAATGAGAAGAGGATCCCTGAGGAATAAGTACCATTTTGAAAGTGACGTTGGAGTCCCTATCAATTGGTACTTGACTAATGCACCAGATGGTTCTGGTACATTAATAGCGACTGGCGCAACAATTGATCTTGGTGCCCCGTCCGATATAATTTTACAGCGTAAACTTAATAGTTTTCCATCAACATGGAATGGTACGTTTACCAATTATATCAATATTTCAAATGTTTTGGATGCTGAATCACCATATCAATCAGATAGGTCATTTTATTTTGCCCAAAACAGAGAGTTAGAAACTCGTTATGACGTAGAGCTCAAGCGACATGAAGGAGCACATAAGTTGTTTAGCGAGTTTTCACCGCAAGGCAATCTTACTACTAGGGCAGGATTTCGTAGATTTACTGCCGCAGGAGAAGATTTTAGTTTGATATACTATAAATATCCACCGTTGGCCATTAGACTGGCGGTGCCCTAATGAGAGCAATATATGCGATTTTAAAAGATTTTTACGCGTATATAGCAAGTTTAATAAATTG